CCGAAGCACCATTTGTCAAATCACGTGTACCGTTTGTGTTGGCGACATTGCTACCACGATAAAATGGAAACTGCCAATGACGATAGCGTGCGCGGTACAAAATGGCTCTAGTCATGCCAGTTAAATCCCAACGCAAGGAAGTATGATAATTGTATCGTTTCAACAATGCACGAAACGCACAAATTGGATCGCCGTAATACACCATAACGGCTTTATCATCCTGCAACACGTGGGAAGCTAATGCCATCTCGGTTGATTGAGGAGATGGTTTTGACGGTTCAGAATCGTTAGCTGCTGCGTCTTCGCCAACTTGGGCTTCATATTGTTCTTCGATTTCAACACCACTCTGAGGAAAATATGAAGTGGTGGACATGACAAAATCAGAAGGCGCAAAAAATTCAGCATCTTCCCCCATGGACACAAAAACACTGATTTTGACGTCGTTATCAATAGCATCATCAGGCCCAGTTAGCTGATTGACAACATACACGCCTATGCTACCGTTATTAAAGCTGTCATTCTGGGGAGCCAAAATAGCACCCGTAGATGCCTGGTTAGCATACTGGGGTAGTCCCGTAGTGCAATTCTTGTACGTATGCTTGTTACCCCAACCAACATCAATAGTAAAATCTCTCTCCGAATGCAAATCAATCACATGGGTATATTGTGTTTGATAATCTGAAGTGGAGTAAACTTGATTAGGATCATACACTACTTTTAAACGGCCTCTATGATACGCAGATGCCTCTATTACGAATCTGTAACGCAAAGTGCCTCTCCAATAACTAAAAGGTAAAGCTGCAAATCCTGGAGATGTTAAATACATAGCTGTGCTTGTGCCTACACCAACACAAGGCGTCACAACAGTATTCCACAATAAAGCTTCATTAGCGAATGTTTGAGGCCACGTGAATTGACCCATATAACTCTCGTGCGCAACTATAGATCGAATGGACAAATCATCATTGGATCCCAGGCCTACTGTTCTAGGATCCACTGTAACTTCTTGTTTCCAATCTAATGTCAATTTTTCAGACGTATCAGGAACATTGGTGTTGGCATAATTCCCTC